AGATATAGAAATATACCAAAACAAAAATTTATGCCAAAATCTTATAGAACAAAAAAAATAAATAATGGTATATCTTTAATATTTGGAAAATTAAAACCTGAATTTGTTAAATTATCAGGAGGCGCTTGGTATGATTGGTTTTCAAATGCTTGGGATACAGTTTCAAAAGGTGCTACTGATTTATGGGAAGGTGTTAAAGATACAGCAGTCCAAGTTTGGGATACCGTGAAAGACACCGCAACTGGTATTTGGGATGAGGTGGTGAATCCCGCATTACCAGAACCAGAAGAAGAAGAAGAAGAGGAAGAAGAGGAAGAAGAAGAACCAGAAGAAAAGATTGAAATGAAAGAAGAAGTTAAAGAAGATAAATTAAATACGATATATGATCTTCCAGATAAGAAAGTAGTAACAAAACCAATTAAAGAAGAAATGAAAGTAGAAGCAATAGAAGCAGTAGAAGAGGAAGAACCTGAGGCATTATATAAAGCAGAATTTAAAAAACCAGTATCAGATATATCAAAAGTTGAAGATTTATTGAAACAGCTTTTAAATGATAAATCAAAAATAACAGATACTAAAAGCAAAATAAATTACGTTCATATTCCTAAAACATATTTTATTCCAAATTCTTTTAAAGAACAAATAACAAATTTAGGGAAACAAACAACTGGAAAATTAAAAAAGAAATATAATAAATTAAAAGGATCAGGCATTTTTGATACTATAAAATCAGGATATGAAAAAGTGAAGAACAAAGCAAAAGACCTTTATAAAGAAGCAAAATCAAGAGGATCAACCCTTTTAACTGGGACAAATTATGTTGGTCCATTTAATGCATTAGACGAAGAATATATTAGAACACATCCACCAACAGATATTATAGATGAAGGAGCAAAAGAACACGATGAAACATATTCTAAACTTGCTAAGTTAAGAGATGAAAAGAAAATAACACAAAAAGAAGCAGATAAATTGATAAGAGATTCAGATGAAAAATTTCTTAAAAATATTAGAGATAATTATAAAGCAAACCCCTGGGCGTCTTTACTAGGTTATGCAGGTATTAAAGGCAAAACACTTGCTGAAGATTATCTTGGATTAGATAGAAATAAATTCGTTGCACAAGGCGCAAGGAAGATCGCAAAACCATATGCGGAGAAATATATGGAAGTCCATAAAGAATTAAATAAATTTAAAGGAGGAGCTAAAAATATTAAAAAATCATTAATAAATAAAGCATTTAAAGAGAATCTAATAACTAAAGAATTTATTATTGAATTTATGAAATCATCACAAGAAGACCTTAAAAAATTAGAAGATAAAATTACATCATTAATAAAAGAGGGTGTTGATTATTTAGTTAAAAAATATAAGAATGAAAAACTTAATATGAAAGATGAAGATTCTCTAAAAAATATATTAAATGATGTTGATCAATTTATATTATCAAATAATACAAGAGCATTAAAAAAAAAAAATAAATTAAGAATTGCAATTGCTAAAAAGATAAAAAAATTAATAAATAAAAAAAGAACAACAAAAACAGAAAAAACATTAAATGAATTAATTAAACAATATAATCCACCAGTTGAACCAGAACAGAATTTATTTGAAGTAAATGCACCAGCAGAACAAGTAGAACCAGAAGATGAAGAAGATGAAGAAGAACTTGACGAATCCTTATCAAAAACACAAATTAAAAAAGAGCTTGAAAGATTTAGAGATTATATTAATAATAATAATTTAAGTAGTGCTATAAGAAGCGCCGCATCAAGAATATATAAAAATTTAATGAGATCTAATCGTAGTAGATTTTTAGATAATGAAGCGAGAAACCTAATAAAAAGTTTTGATGTGCAATATTTATCAATTGTTAGTGGTGAAGATGATGAAGATTCAGATGAAGATTCAGATGAAGAAGAAGACTACAAAGAAGATTACAAAGAAGAAGCAAGTAAAATTAATTTACAATGGGGTTTATATTATCCTCCAAAATTACAATCAAAACCTTCAGAGAGTCAAATAGATGATTTTAAAAGAGATTTTAAAGAATTAATGAAAGATTCACCATTAAATGCACGAAAATCATTTATTTTTACAATGAACGACATAAAACAACAAGGCAATCAAAAGTATAAATTATTAATGAAATGCATACCAGTTATACAATCAATAGAAATGGAGACATCAGGAAAACCATCAGAAGTAAACTGGCCATTAAACTATAAAATGAGTGAACAAGATGGACGAAGTTATGCAATGGTATTTCAAAGAAAACAAAAAGATGACGGTGAAGAATATTATATTATGAATACCGTCGGAAAAATTAATATCAAAGAAGATAATAGAGGTTTTAATCAGATATATATAGCTTTATTAAGAGGAGCAGAGGGCGCCGGTGGAGCTTTTGCAATGTTTGCTGATATGAAAGATATAATAGAAAACAAAAATGGTAAAGGTGAGTTTATAACATTAAATGATATAGCATATATTAATTTATCAGCATTACCATCATATGGAACATTAACAGTTTATGATAGAGAAGGTGGATTGATAGATCAGGATGATAATAAGTCTAATGATAGAAGAATAAAACAGGCTTTTGATGATATTAAAAAAGATGAAGAACCAGAAGGATATGATCATTTTAAAACTCTTAGACGACAATATGAAACACTTAAAACTCTATCAGGTGAAGAAAAAAAAGAGTTAGAAACTAAATTAATGAAAAATTTAGATAGTTTCTGGAATTATTACATCAGCGATGAATTAAGACCACCTAAATATATTTGGGTATTACAAACACCTCAAAAACAAAAATTATTAGATGAAGTTTCTGATTTTGTAAAGTTAGTAAGATTTTCTCCAAAGTTAATTATGGAAAAACAATTTGAACTAAAAGGATATGGTCTTCCAGTAATGTTAATAAATAAAAATAAAATGAAAGGGGGATTAAAAATTGGAAAGAGGGACAAATATGAAAATATTTTCTCAAAACCAAAAGAAGAATATTATATTGAATCTAACCCCTATGAGGAATATATGCAATGGGGATTTTAGAGATTTAATATAAAAATAATATCTAACTAATTATATAAAACAGATTATGCCTTATATAATTAAAAAATTTGAAGATGGCTATAAAGTATGTAAAAAAGAAGATACTAATGAATGTTTTTCTAATGATCCTATTCTACTAGAAAATGCAGAAAAACAGAAGAAAGCGATAGAAATAAGTGAACATATGAATGGGGGACAAGTTAAAAAATCTTTGAAATTATTAGAGTTGTTTAAAGGGACAGGTTCAGTTGGAAAAGTTGCGAGAAAACTTGGTTATGATGTTGTTAGTCTTGATTTTGAAGAGAAATATAATCCTGATATACTTACAGATATTTTAAAATGGAATTATAAAGAATTACCAACCCCTGATTATATATGGGCTTCTCCACCTTGTAATACTTTCTCACCTCTTGCATATCCATTAAAAGAACGAAATATTGATAATGCAAAACCCTATAGCGATCGGGCAAAATTAGGGACAAAAATCTTGTATAAAACTTTGGAAATTATTGATTATTTTTTAAAGAAAAATCCTAAATTAAAGTTTTGTATAGAGAATCCTCACGGAATGATGCGAAAAGACCCTAAAATGGAAAAATTACCTATGGAAACGACAAAATATTGTTTATATGGTGATGAAAAATATAAACCTACTGATTTTTGGAGTAATTATAAATTAGATTTAAAACAAGGCAATTGTAAAGGAATAATTACAGTATGCGACGCCCCAACAATAGAACAGCGATATAGAATGCCTCCAAAACTTATTAAGCATATTTTATTACAATCACAGAAAGAAGATAATATTGATGTTAAAGTAGGCAGTGGAACATCAACACATCGTCAAAATGTTTTAAAGAAATTTAATTTAGAAGATAAATCTTATTCATTAGAAGAATTATCAAAAATTAGTAACATACCATTAGATATTTTACAACAAATCTATAATCGTGGAATTGGAGCGTATAAAACAAATTTAAAAAGTGTTCGTCTTAAAGATTCTTATATAAAAAATGTTGATGCACCGCCGTCTCAAAAACTAAGTAAGGAGCAATGGGCGACTGCTAGAGTCTACAGTTTTATTGATACTTATAAATCAAATAAACTAAAACACGATACAGATTTAAAAGATCAACTAAAAGGAGGAAAAAAGAATATAGAAAAAATTAATGAAGATATATTTAAAAAAATAAATAAAGAAGAAAATGAAACTGATATATTAGATGAAAAAACCTATTTAAAAATTGCAAAATTAAGAGCACAAATTGCAGGATATAATCCCAAATTATTAGAACTTTCAAATGATGGAATCCATAAATTAGAATATAATGGAGTTAAATTTGGAAGGGAAGGATATAACGATTTTATTATTTATATGTATAAAGCATATAAAGGAGAAATAACGCAAGAAGAAGCATTGAAACATAGGAAGAATTATCTAGCAAGAGCAACAAAAATAAGGGGTAATTGGAAATCAAATAAAGAAAGTCCAAATAATCTTGCAATTAATATTTTATGGTAAAATAAAAATATATAGAAATATTTAATTATAAAAATACTTAAAGAAATATTATCTAAGTATAATATATATGCAAGTTAGTTTAAGAGGAAATATTAACATCCCGGTTTTTCATCCCCTTTATCAAATTTTAATTTTAACTAAAGAATCTAAAATTAGAAAAGGAGCTTATACAACATTTGATAGTTGTATGAAACCAAATGATGAATGGCTGCCATTAGGATTTGGATGGGCGAAAAAATGGCGATATGTAAAAGATTTTTTACAAATATTAGATGATCATAATATTAGATATAAAGAATATAGAGGAACAAATGGAGAGGGAAGAACTGGAAAACCATTTAAAGATTTTTGTATATTGATTTCATTTGATAACTTTTATAATTTATAAATATTTTATTGATAAATAATTTATCAATAATATATAATGCTATCGTTTAGAGATAAACCATTAAAAGAAAGAATATCAATAGTTTATTCAGTAAGAATAAAATATCCTGATAGAATCCCTATTTGTGTTTATAAAGAAGATTGGATAAATGCCCCGTCTTTAGATAGAGAGAAATTTTTAGTATCTAAAGAAATGACAATAGGAGAGTTTTTATATGTTATTCGTTTAAGAATTAAATTAAAACCAACTGAAGCGCTGTTTATATTTTTTGATAATATTATGTTGGATACCAATTCAAAATTAGGATCTGTTTATAATAAATATAAACATCACGAAGACAATATGCTATATTGCACGTATTCATTAGAGAATTCTTTTGGTTAATCATCACTAGCAGGCATCCACATATCTCGCTCCGTCATAATTATTTGAGGGTAATTCTTAAAAATACAAACCCACCTAGATTTACAATTTTTAGCTTTCATTATATCCTTCTTATCTAATCCTAAATAATCAACAAGCAATCTTTTAAGACCAACACCAGAACCAGAAAAGGGAAAATAAATAACTGAATGGCATTCATTGAGAACCCGTTTTGTATCCTTTCCTGCGGTGCTTAAATGATTTGTAATTATGCACGAGATGCGGAAATGGCGACCTGTCTCTAAAATTTGATTTAATATATTATAAACCGCTTCTCTTTGTTTCTTATCTGAAATAACATCAATGTCATCAAAAATTACCATAGACGATTCAAAGTCTTCAACATTTAAGGGATTTGTATAAAGTGAATCATCAATAATTATTCTTTTGGGTTTAACAACATCAAGAGATTCGTCATCTTTTAGGGCACTAAATACATATATAGAATTATTTTTGAAAATCTTTTTATATTCTTTAATATATTTGGCGGCATACGTTGATTTTCCCGAACCACTGGCACCTGTGATATATAAAATTTGACGTTCAGTATCAGGATCAGGAATTTGTTGAAATTTAGACTCTCCATTTAATTTTAAATTACTGAATTGTTTTTTAATCAAATCATCATCATCTCCTTCAGTATATACACTAACTATTTTATTATTCAATTTTCCCCCCTCAATCCGGGCGAGATTTCTACCGACTTTATCTAAATTAAGACTCATTTAATATTATATTAGATAATTTTTTATTAAATATAATAATTAAAAAATATTTAGATTTTTAAAATAAATTATCTAATAATAATATATAGTAAAAATGAATTACGAAACACCGTTTAAAGATGCTTTAATAAATAAATTTAAAGAAAAAGAATTGTCAGAATCATCTATTAAAATGTATATCAGAAATCTTGAGAAATTAAATGATGATATGCCATTAAAAAATTTTAATTTTTTAAAAGATGTAAAATTAATTGAAAGTAAATTAGAAAATTATAAACCAAACACTAAAAGGAATTACATTATATCAATTGTATCAGCTCTTGCAACTGATAAAACAACAAAACCAAAAGAGAAACTATATAATGAATATTTCAGTATTATGATGAATAAAAATAAAGAATTAAAAGCGGAAGAATCAAAAGGCGAGAAGAATGAAGCAACAGAAAAAAATTGGATGTCTTGGGAAGATGTTGAAAGTAAATTTAAGGAATTAGAATCAAAAGTTGAAGCATTTAAAAAGAATAAAGAGATCAATCATCATCAATATCAAACCTTATTAAATTATATGGTTCTAGCGCTATACGTATTTAATCCACCAAGACGAAATGATTATCAATTTATGAACCTTATAAAAACAGAAATGCCGCAGTTATCAACTGACTTTAATTATTTAGATTTTGATAATAAACAATTTATTTTTAATAAATTTAAAACATCAAAGAAAGAGGGACAAGTTAAAATCCCCATTTCTGAGCCCCTAGTATCCGCAATAACTACCTATTTAAAATTTCATCCATTGTTAAAAAATGGCAAGATTCTAAAAACTACAAATGTCCCGTTCTTAATAGAACAAGATACAACACCATTAAATCAAGTTAATTCTATAACAAGAATTTTAAATAATATCTTTGGTAAAAATATCGGGTCAAGTATGTTAAGAAAAATATATGATACTTCAAAATATGGAAAAGTATTAGAAGAGATGAAAGAAGACGCCAAGGCAATGTCTCATTCAATCGGCACCCAGCAAGCAAATTACATAAAAACAAATTAAAATATTTAATTAAAAATATACTTAAAGAAATACTTCTTATATATATTATATATACAATGGAAAACTCACAATTAAACACTACCGACAAAAATCTCGCTAATAAATACATTATTATTGGAGATGAATTATATTACTGCACTAAACACTCTAAACTTTATTTATTTCTCAATAAACTGACTATTATCTCATCCCGTAAAGTATCAACAGATGTTATATTTGTTTGTATAGACGGAGATAATATAAAGTATAATAAATATTCTCCAAATATTCAAGAGGAAAAGATTAAATTTCTAATTTCACGAATTACTGTTAAGGTTAGTTTTAATACTATTAATTTTGATAATTTCTTTAAAATAGAAACATCAAGACATTATAATAATGGAATTAGTATTATTACAACCGAAGATGAAATGTTAAAAGACTATAATGATAATAAAATTATAAAATCATATCGTGATTATTATAGCATAGTTAATAGAACAACAAATATTTATGGAGAAAAATCAGAAGGTTCAAAATATTATGAAGGATTTATTTCCGAATATAGTAAAAATTTATTATATATGATTGCGGATAAAGATGATGAATATATTTATAATCTTGTTGGAAAACATTACAAAGAATTTAAACACGAAAATATAAAACCAGTTTTAGAACATTTACGAGATATAACAAAAAAACAATCATTTTCTTTTAGGGTTATAACTAATAATGAAATGTATCCGGATTCATTAGTATTTTCAAGATATTTTAAATATGAAACAATAAAAACAGAAACAGGTTATAAATTTATCTTTAAAAATGAAGATGATTATAATACTGCAAGAGATTTTACATCTTTTAGGGAAGATTTTAAGAATTCAAAATTATTTAAATGGATTTTCTAATTTAAAAAAAAATATCTAGGATATATTAATATAGGATTGTAAATTAACATAAATTATAAGAGCTTAAACCACCACCCATTATATACAACTTTTTTATATATTTAATAATAAATATATAAAAAAAATATATAGAAATAAATTATTTAAAAAATAATTTCTTATGTATATATATATATAAATAAAATGGCAACATTTAAAAATGACTATAAAACAGGTAAATTGCAAGAGATGAACATTATTGAAACAATTAGACAATATTTTAATGATAATATTAATTCAACAACTGACAAATTTTCACCATATGATTATGTTGGTGATCATTACGTCTATGAGTTGAAATCACGTAATAATGTATATAAGGCATATCCAACGACACTGATCGGAGGAGATAAAATTATTGAAGGTAAACCACAAATCTTTTTATTTAAATTTTTAGATGGATTATACTATATAGAAAAAGATGAAAAGTTATTTAAAACATTTATTAAAGAAGATTTTGTTAGGCATCAAAGAACAGATTTTATTGATATTAAAAAGAAATACATATTCATCCCTATTGATAAATTAAAGAAAATAGAGAAAGTTATTTAATAGTAAATATCATATATCATATTTATTAGATTTTTACAAATAATTATATTAAAACATATTTAATTCTATATATATATTAAAAATTTTAAAATTTATACAATTAATTATATATTAAAAATCTAAAATACATAAAATACATATTTAAAAATAAATATATATTTTATATTTCATTGTAAATATCTAAAATTTAAGATTTAATTATTTTAATAAACATTATAAATAAAATAATTAATAAAATTATAAATAATATTTTTCTATGTTTATAATATAGATAAAATGAGTATTCAACTTGCAAGCAAATATTCTAAAGACCAGCCATACCATCAATATTATGATTTGGATTGTATAAATAACGCTACAAACGGCACAACTGCACCCGTCCAATTACAATTTAATGATATAAGAAATTCACCTTATATAAATTGTCCCGAAAATTATTTTATGTCATTGGTGAGATTTTATGTTGAATCATCATCACTTCCAATTATGATTCCTGCTGTTGAAATAGGACAATCAAATCCTAATAAACTCATATATAGCGTTTCTATGCGTTATGTAGGAGTTAGTAATACTATTTACACACAGCAAACATTTTTAACGTATGTCCCTTACGATACACTTGCGCCTGTTGCTTCTGCGCCAACAACCCAACAAGATGTCTCTACTACTTACTATTATATATATTCTTATCAACAATGGATAAAAATGATTAACACCGCTCTTGCATCTTGTATTGCTTCACTAAACGCTCAAATGACTTTGGGCGATGTTTTACCAACAACAAATGCGCCTTTTATGGTTATGGATCCAAATTCATTTACAACAAATATGAATGCTGATATATCTGGATTTAATGAATCCCTTGCTCGTCCTATTGAATTATATTTTAATACTGCTTTATGGTCTTTATATAATAATTATCAATGGACTGGATATGGCAACTCTTCTTCTCTTAATGGAAGAAATTATAAGATGAATATATATGATAACAACGGACAAAATAGTATGACTATATCATCAGTATATACTGTATTAGTAATGTTTCAAGAACAACCAACTGTCGCTCTATTAAACCCCGTCTCTTCTATTGTATTCACAACCGGACAATTACCCGTTGTTCCATCTCTTTCATCTACACCAGTAGTTTTTAATTCAATTACATCAAATACAAGTGGAGGCAATAATGCAAATATTAGTCCCGTTATTAGTGATTTTGAAGTTCCGTTTTCTGCATTAGATACCTATAAACCAAATATAAGTTATGGTGCAGCAGGCGAATATAGATTAATAGATCTTTATGGAAATTCTCCTTTAAATGCGATTCAAATTACTGTTTCGTGGAAAGACTATTTTGGAAATATAAGACCTCTTTATTTACTTGCTGATTGTGCCGCAAACTTAAAAATAATGTTTCGTCGTAAAGATTTCGGCTCAGTTGATTTGGGTATTCCTCAATAATATTTAATAATCTAAAAATATATTATAAAAAATTAATATTATAAAATAATTTATATTTATAAATTATTTTATCATCTATAATATATATATAGAAATGTCAATGGATATGAAAAAAGTTTTAGTGAAAGACGATCGTCTAAACGTCTCAGATTCAATTGGTTATGCCGTTCATAAAGGCGCCCAACAAATGACCCCAGCTCAATATAACGTAACTGGCACACCAAACACCAGCTCTCACGTTTTTAATATTCAGATCCCTAGTGAAACTACGTTGGTAGATCGTCGCGTTTTATGGCAATCTCAACTAACATTACAAATTTCTGGGACTGCGCCAGCAGGTCAATTTTTAGTAAATTATGGATTAACTGACGCACTTGCGCCTTTTCCGTTACATCAAGCTTGTAATGTAATGACATCAACAATTAACAACAATTCTGTCAGTATTAACATCGCTGATGTATTACCTGCAATATTGCGCTTTAATGATAAACGAGATTTATCAAAATATAATGGTTTGTGCCCTGTTGCTTTTGATACATACGGCAATTATGCAGATGCTGTTGGTGCAATTAACAATCCTTTGGGTGGTTTCAATAACTGCGCCGATAATGATTTATTAAGTCGTGGCTCTTGGGTTGTTGACCAAATTTATCAATATGGCGCTGCAGGAACTGCAACATCTGGAACAAAACAGGCTCCAACAGTATCAACTGGCGCTTTACAATATTGTTACGTTCAATTTACTTGTTCTGAACCCTTATTACTCAGTCCTTTCATTTTTGCAGACCCTAAAAGCAACAACCAAGCTTTCTACGGGATTCAAAATTTAAATATGATTTTTAACATCAACAACAATTTAAATAATAGAATATGGCGTAGTTCTGGCGCTATTGCTGATAAAGCCTGCACTATTGCATCTTGGGAAACTTCTCGTCTCTTATTCAATTTTTTGACCGGACATCCTTCTGATATGCTTCCTAGTCGCAATGTGGTCGGTTATTATGAATTACCTAGATATATCACTTCAGTGACTACTGGTGCTCTTACCGCTCAAACATCAGCACAAAATGCTTCTGCCGTGCGCATCACCTCATCCAATATTCAATTAAATCAAATCCCGGATAAGATGATTATATTCGTAAGACAAATTTTATCAACTCAAAAGGTCTCAACTCCTGACGCTTGGTTATGTATTAAGAATATTTCTATCAATTTCAACAATGCCGCCGGCATTTTAAGCAGTGCCACCCAACAGGATTTATACAGATACAGTATTGAAAATGGTAGTAATCAATCATATCAAGAATTTTCAGGTCTTGCTAATGTTTCAAATTTAAGTTCTGGTGCTGGTAAGTTAATCCCAACTTCTGGCTCAATGTTAATTTTAGACTTCGGCAAAGATATTAATCTAACAGAGGATTATTATGCATCTGGTTCACTCGGAAACTTTCAATTGCAATTTAACTTAGATGTCTATAATACTAATCCATCATTAAATGCCGTAACTGCTTATGAAATGGTTCTTATCACAATGAATTCAGGTCTTTGGGTGAATGAAAGAGGCACATCATCTTGCTATACTGGTATCTTAACTAAACAAGATGTTCTTGATGCTTCTCAAATGGAACCATTTTTTAAGAAGGATGTAGAACGCCTTGTTGGTGGTGGTTGGTTTGATACTTTAAAATCTGTTGTTGGTAAAGTCCTCCCTCATCTTACTCCTTATGCTAAAAAATATTTAAGAAAACAAGGCGATATGGGTGAAATGGGTGCTAAAGTAATTGAAGCATTAGGATATGGGCGATCAGGCGGCAAACTTGCTGATAGAGTAATGAAATAAATTAATATTCTAAAAAAAAAATCTTTAGTAATATTATATATATAAATGTCAAATTTAGAAAACAATGTTAGTTCTCAAGTATTTTCTTTTACATTTCCCGCAATGGTATCAGGCACTCAAACATCTGGCTCCGCAAATGCTGTTTTAAATGCAAATTTTCTTTTAGGTGTTTCTCGTGTTTTGGGTCTTGTTAGAACAACTTCTGGCGGAACTGTCGGGACTCCTTATATTGCATCAATTGCTGTCCCTGCTGGTGGCACTGCTGCTGCAAAGACAACTACAATCGTCCTTAACTCTTCAGTTAATACTGATACATCAGTATATACCCTCTACTGGCAAAATGATGTATTAAATACTGGTCTTTCATCATCTATTTCAGGTGTATCCTCCTCTTTAACTGTTCTTAACTGTTAATTTAATTAGATTTAAAATATATAGTATAATTTAAATCTAATATATAATATATATATAAATGTCTTATAACAATCCTTATAATATGAATATAAGAGAACAATTACTAGCAATAGACCAAGCATATATAAATCGTTCTGACTCTTATGATTTGAATAATGGAAACTTAAGTTTTGAAAATGGTGTTAATACTGAAAATATGATATCAAATAGTGGCGGTGAATCAAATATGAGTGGTTATGCTGAAGGATCTTTTAGAGATACTGGTTTCGGTTCAGTATTAGGCGCAGGAATGACCGGAATGGCAAAACATTGTAAAGGTGGCGCTATGAATCTCGCAGTTATGCCAAATGAAGATGTCTCTCGTGTTGTTGGTGGCGCTATTTTAGGGGGTGAACCTAATGACGTTGCAAGAAAACGACGCAATAAAAAAGTTGAATCAGAGCCAGGATCAGGAGCTGGAAAATCAGGTGGTAGAATGATTTCTAAAGAAGAATTAAAAGGTTCAACAATGTCAGGGGGTAAAGTAAAGAAGGGACGCCCTTCTAAAATGTCAGGTGGTTTTAAAGTAGGCGATTTATTTACTTCCGATTTTTGGAAGAATATCCGAATAGAATCAGGTAGCGGTAAATCTGCTGCTGGTAAATCAGACGGCGCTGAATGTAAAGTCTGTAAATGTGAAAACTGCGAATGTAAAAAGGGTATGGGTAAATCAGGCGGCGCTAAGTGTAAAGTCTGTAATTGCAAAGTTTGTAAATGTAAAATGGGTATGGGCGCTAGTGGTGGTAATAAACCTAAGAGG